TTAATATTAATGGCAAATGTATTTCAATGGTAAGTAATAAAATTATATACGATAAACTGATATTCTATTATGATGTAGATGATATGAATATAACCATTTACGGTAAAGATTGGAAACCAGTTGAGTATTTAAGTGATCCAGAAAGAAGAGAGAAAGTAAGACAGCATATATTAAAATATGATTTAACAAAAAGAATAGGAGGTAAAAAATATATGACATTATTAAATGAAAATAAAATTGATATTAATGGATTTACAAATAAATTTGATGTATTAACTTCATTAAAAGAAAACATTGAAGATGACAATAAAGATACAGCAATTGATATGGTAAATCAACTAATTGAAGTTGAAACTGGTACTAAAGAAGAGTCTGATATAGACACAATGTTAGAACTAGAAAATGAAATGAGTAGAGGTAAATAGTGCAAAATCCCGCTATAGCAGACTATCAAAGTAGTCGGAAAAGCTCACCAGCGACCCTGCTAGGGGTTCGGAAATGCAGGAAAATGAGTAAAACCAAGGTTTATTTGGGGATTGACATTTCCAGGGGTTTATGTTAATATTAACACAATTGAGAAAGGAACTTATATAATGAGTAGTGTAATATACAATAAAGAGAACATTTGGAAAGAATTTGATGTTGCAAAACAAAAAGACATTAAACTATCCAAAAAGAAAACGTTAGACGAAAAAGAAAACGATATCCATACAAACAGGTTGCAGTTTTGTAAAGAACATAAAGAACTGAACGAGAAAGACCCAGGATTGTATGATTGCAGTATCAATTGGGAAGGATTAATTAAAGCTTATTCAGACCCAAATCCAAGAGATTATTTCTATAAAAGTGTGTTCGGCAGAACTTATGCAGAACAAGTTGCTTTTGAAACTTCTGAATCCGAAGGAGATGACGGAGGAGAAGAGTCGTATTATAGAAGTAGAAGAAAGAATAGAAACTACAAAAGATAATATGCCAAAGTTTAAAGAAGTATTAGACCCACAACAAACCGTAGTTGATAATTTCCACGAGTGGAATATGAGTCAGATGAGTAAGTACGATCCAGTTATGGTTATGATGACAATATTGGGACAAACTTTGAAAATAATGAAGTCAACTATGCCTAAAAAGCATTATGATGATATAATGGATTCAGTTTATGAATCGAAAGATAGAATTGAACCATTTACTAAACCTAAATTACATTGAAGAAGGAGGATATATTATGAAAACTTTGATGTCAGTACTAGTGTTAATCTTTTTAACAACTAATGCAAATGCAAATACAGTTGTTAATGATAAAGTTAATGCTATAACAAATTGGATTGCTAGTGAGAAAGCAAAGACAATTAAATTCCAAAAAGATAATTGGAACAAGGCAAAAAATCAATGGCCTTGGAAACATTTATTCAAAAAGGAAAGTGAATAATGATTGGTGATTTTGTTTGTACAAGTGCCAATGATGGAACACATTTATTCAGACCTATTACTGCTAGAGCACATACACTCTGGCAGGAAAAAGGTTTTAATAATTATGTAATTGATAATAACGAAGATTATTACATTGTTAAAAGTGTTAATAGTCAGAAAATATGTGATGAGATACGCAAGAATAATATGGATTTTACTAGTTAGTTTATTACTAACAAATTGTGCCAACAGGTCACATACAGGTGCCGTGTTAGGTGCAACAACAGGAACAGCAGTATGTTTAGAGTACATAGGAGATAATCCTTACTTAATTGCTACGTGTGCTGTTGGAACTGCTTTTGCAGGTGCAGAAATTTTATATAAGAGTGATAAAGATGTACATAACGCTGTATTTGTAGACCATTTAAATACAAGTGGTTCTTCTTCAAGTTATACTAATTGGTATAATGCAAGAACAGGTAATAATGGAATTATACACATAACAAGGTCTTATATGGTTGGACCACTTAAATGTAAAGATTATGACCATACAGTAGATATAACTAGCCAATGGCCGTTGATTGGTATTGGTGGGGTTAATAGAAAAGTTGTATTTGGAACTGCTTGTCAGTTGCCAGATGGAAGATGGATTGAAAAACCTGAAGGAGTGAATTAATATGGATCCAAAAAATTATAAAATTTATATGTACGCAACATTAATTATGATAACAGTATTGTTATGTATGGAAATGGCTTGGGGTTGTGTAGATTGTGATTTAAATAAGAAAGCATTTAATAATAAAAATGCTCCAGTAATGGAAATAGAGTGGCATAATCCAGATGGAACTGTACACCGTAGTACTAAAGTTGTAGATGGTTCTGAAAAAATATTATATGATAATGTAAAACCAGTAACTAAAAATGATACTGAACAATTTTGTTATGTTAAAATTATTATTAAACAAGAAGCAAATGGAAACATTTCCAAAGAAGAGAAATTATATTGTTCCGATGGAAGAAGTGGTGTAGATACTCCTTCTTATTGGGAACTTTTTGCCCAGTTTTACTACCGTGATGTCTATACTCCAGAGTATTGTAGATATTATAGTCGTAAGAATCACGCTTTTAAATCGTACGGAAAAGTGTGTTTAAATGAGTACGGAGAATGGAAGGTAAAATAATGATTAAAAACTTAATCATAATTGCTCTCCTATTGGTTATTGTATATGGAGTTACTGCTGATGAATTTTTGAGCTATGCTCAATCCAGCGTTGACTTATTACAAGAACTGTTATATAATGTACAAAGGAGTGTGAAAAACTAATGAACAAATACATTAAGATTTTATCAGTTGCTGTCTTTGGTCTATTGTTGACTAATTGTGCAGGTAATTATAAAATCAAAAGTGAAAAAGGTAAAGTAGTTAATACTGTTCCAAAATGGTATATGGCTGATTTTTCTGAAACTAAAGCTTGTGATGTAGCAAGATTTGGTAAAGGTAAAGAAAAGCAATGTATATTTGGAGTTGGTACTAGCGTTTCACCAGACTTGAATCTCGCAATTGAGAAAGCTAAAATGATAGCGAAAGCTGAATTAGCAGACATTATCAAAGGGGAGATGAATAAAGAGTCGAAACAATTTATTACTGAAATTGGTAAATCAAACAGTAAGAACGTTGTTAGTGAAGTAGAATCTGTATTGGTCAATATTATTAAAGATACACCAGTTAGAGGATATGAAATATTTGAGCAAGATGTAACCCTTACAAAAAATGGTTATTATAGAGCTTGGATAGGTTTGAGATTGCCGTTAGGTGAATATAATAAAATGTTCAACTACACAATTGAACAAGCTACAGACGCTTATAACTTAAAGTATCACGCTAATAAGTCATTTGAGAAACTTATGAAAAAAGAAGAGGTTTCAGATGGACAAGTTAGTAATTAAAGATATCACAGTATATACGAAACAAAATTGTGTATACTGTGTAAAGGCAAAGGCCTTGCTAAAAGGCCTTGGTCTAACTTTTACTGAAAAAAGTTTAGAAACAGATTTTAATAATGATCCTTCAAAGTTAATTGAAGACATTGGTAAGAAAGTAAGAGCAATGCCTCAAATTAAAATAGAAGGTGAACTAGTCGGCGGATATAATCAACTAATAGAATATTTTAACAATAAAGGTTTAGTAAATTTTAAAGGTGAGATTACACGTGACTAACGATAAAGACAAAGAGAAAAAAGGAAAGATAATTATTTTTCCTGAAAACAGAATTAAAAAGAAGATAACTCATCCACAAGAATCTCCATTTACAAAACGATTAAAAGAGCAACAAACAAGAGATTTTATTGAACATAGTGTAGATGATATTGGATTTGATTTATTAAGAAAATTTAGTGATATGGGTTTAAAGACTTCAAAAGAAACATTTACAAAAGACCTTGCATTGGTAATTGATTGTATAAGAGGTTTAATTTATAGAGATTTTGATATAGCACACGCCGCTCAATTAATGGCAAATAAAATGGTTGCAATAAAATTTAGTAGAGGTGGTAAAGCGAGTGCTGCCAGGATAGATTATTCAAGTTTTATGAAGAAGTCACCAAATAAACAAGTTTTTAATAAAGAATTTAAAGAAGAGTTAAACGATTTACAAGATGGATCAGATATGTTTGAATCTGATATGGATTTAAATGGGGATGATGATAAAAAATAGTTTAATGATATTAGTATTACTTGCCTTTGTAGGTTGTGCAAAAGATAAACCTACATTTAATGCTTTAGATAAATTTTTTGATTGTCTAGGCGATAGTAGCAAGTGTGAGAAATTGAAGAATTCCGTGGAGGAATAGTCCTATGCAGACTTTAAAAAGCAAATTAAAAAGGAGGAAAGAACATTATGTTTTTTTCAAAAAGAAAAGTTGCAACAGCAACTAAAGGCAGAAAAAGACTGTCTAAAACTCAAAAAGTTGTAAACTTATTTGAGAAAGGTGAGCCAGTTTCTTGGAAAACTTTAAGAAACAGATTTGACCTACAATCACCAAGAGCGATGGTTGATAAACTACGTTCAAAAGGTCATATGATTTATATTAATAAATCATCTACAGGTACATCTTATAGATTGGGTACTCCTACAAAAGCTATTATAGCTGCTGGGATAACTAAACTATACGGTACAGAATACGCATATAACTAATTGCGTAATTGAATCGTAACCAATACGATTGACACAGGCGACCATATATGTATAAAATTCGCCTGTGTCTTAATAAAAGGAAATTATGAAATTTGAAATTAATAAAATAACACCTCTACACGATTTATCTTGGTATATAAAATGGTTTAGTTCCATTTTTATACTATGTGGTATGACATTAACAGCAATGGATATATATCCATTTAATCTATACTTACATTTAATTGGTGTAACAGGTTGGTTTGTTGTTGGTATGTTATGGCACGATAGAGCATTAATATTTTTAAATGCAGTTGCAATAGCAGTTTTTTTAATGGGTATAATAAACTATCATCTAGTACAAGATTGTGATAATTGTATGATACCATTAAATAATTGGCCTATATGAAAACAACTGATTTAACTCCAGTAGAAATTCACAATAAAATATATTACAAAAGGGATGATTATTATGCTCCATATGGTAAAGAAAATGTTAATGGAGGAAAGACAAGACAGGCAATTTGTTTGTTTAGAGAATTAAAAGATGAGATTAAAAACAAATATAATGGTGGAGTAGTTACAGGTTCATCTGTTAATAGTCCACAGGCACCTATCATAGCGGCAGTTGCTAAAGACTTTGGATTTAAATGTGTCATAGGTGTGGGTGGTACAACACCTAAAACAATAGATACCCACCATATGATGAGATTATCAAGACATTATGGTGCTGATATTGAAAACGTTGCAGGTCACGGATATACAGTTGCAATAGATAGTGGATTAAAAAAGAAAGTAATATCTAAAAAAGGTTATATGTTAATTAAGTTTGGTAATAGTGCTGCTACGAATCCAGAATCAATATTTGATAGTGTTGCTAATCAAGTTGAAAACATACCTGACAAGTTAGACAACATAGTAATTTCAGTAGGTAGTGGTATACAGTTTGCAGGTATCATAAAGGGTATAGAGAAGTTTAAGAAAAAGGTAAAAAGAATTATAGGGGTCACCTTTGTTGACCGTAGTAAAAAGATTAATGAGTATTTAAATCAATTTAGTAATCTTGAATCAGGTTTTAAGAAGTTTCAAGATTATGAAATGTACAAAACACCTTTACCATATTCAAAGTCAGTATGGGAAGATGTTGGTAATGGCTTTATTGACGATATATATGAAGGTAAAGCACATAAATGGATGAGAGAGAATATAGATACTACAAAAGAAAAGACGCTATTTTGGAGTATAGGGAGAAGATTAACAGCGGAACAGGTAGATAAGTTATATAAATAGATATATGATTAAATTAATAAATTGGAGTATAAAATGGCAGAAGAACCAAAACAACATCCATCATTAATGAGTAAGTCTTCTATGCAAGCAATGGCTGCTACAAGCGGTTCAGGTGACTTGTTATTTTCAGAAGTCTTAACTAAAGTAAATAACGCAAAAGATAAAGCTAAAAAGATAGAGGTTTTAAAAAGATACGACCATCCATCTTTAAGAGCAGTTTTAAAAGGATCGTTTGATCCTAGTATTGAGTGGGAATTACCAGAAGGTACACCACCTTTTATGGAAAATCCAGCACCGAAAGGTAGCGAGCATACAATGCTTAAAACTGAAGCGAAACGTTTGTGGCATTTTATTAAAGGCGCAGATACTAAAACTACAAAAACTCAAAAAGAAACTTTGTTTATCCAGATGTTAGAAGGATTACATAGTGATGAAGCAAGATTATTGCTTAATGCAAAAGATAAAACTTTACATAGAGTTTATAAAGGGTTAAGTGACTCGGTAGTGAAAGACGCTTTTGGATGGAACGAATTGTACCAGAAAAAAGAACAAAAATAGAACACTTTGTTAAAAAACCCTTATAAAACAAGGGTTTATTGTGCTTGACTTTCCTTGTGGAAATGTGTATAATAGACACATATAAACAATAAATATTAGGAGAGAAATATATTATGAAAAAAGTGATGTTTATTATATTATTGAATTTAGCCATATGGTTTGGACTAACAAGTCTATCCAATATTGCTAATGCAGGTGAATATAATAAAGCAGTTATAGCACACGTTATCAAAGAAAACGTGAGTGGAAACGGTGTAGACCATACTGCTTTAATGGAGCAAGAACTACACAGGTTAGTATACGTTATGATAAATGAGTTTAGTGGCGTATTACAAGCACACCTACCAAATATACTAGATAGTCTTGCTAGTGAAATCAGACAAAAAAATGATAAAGAGTTTAAATGTGCTCTTTTAAAAGGTTCAAATTATGAATGTGATTGAAAATATAGTTTATACTTTGGATTGGATATATCAATATATTCCTAAAGAATTAGTATTGATTATATTAACTAGTCTTGTAATGTTTATTTTTTTAGAAATAGGAGATAGAAAAAGGAAGAAACAATGGCTAAAAGAGTTAGAACCAAAACCAGTAAGAAGCAGAAAGTCAAAAAAAGATTAAAGATGGAACTGGCCGAAGTGAAAACTCGTAAGTATAAAACTACATTTAAAGATATTAAAAAATATTTTAATATTATTAATAAGCACGTATTTGATGGTAAACTATCTCCATTTAACGATATTAAAATTAAACAAATAAAGGATAGAGAATATCCTAGAGTGTGGGGTCAAGTTGTTATTAATGACCAAGAAAGAAAAGGAACTAGAAATTACGTATTAGAAATGATACCTAGTTA